ATTGAGTAGCACCGTTATAATATTTTACTGCCCAATTGGCGCCACCGCCCGGTGATGTTGTTTTAACCCAAACACTACCTGCTGCTGTTGATGTTGTAAATGTTGGAACTTGAGTATGAGGAGAAACTCTTACTAATTTCCCTCCATCAAAACCGTCATCAACTACAATCCAAGCATTACTACCAGCAGTAGTTTTATACCATAGACTGTTGTAAACAGTTGCTCCATTATCCGATGTGACAAGCATTGCATAATCACCTGCCTTTCCAAAGGAATCTTTTGGGGCTCCACCTAAAATTACATCGCTAAGATTGTCATCGTTAATAACATGGGGGACTTTAGTAGTAAAGGATCCGCGGCCACTTGGATTCCATTCTTGAACTCCCCATAAACTCGATGCAGTGTCTACCCAATATGTTCCTGCGACTGGATCGCCTTTTGGAATACTTGTATTGGCTGCTAATTCCCCTAGATCCACATCTGCACGAACAACATAAGCTCTTGAGCTTACACCTAATAAACTGTAAGCAGCCTGCAATCCGTATTCATTTAGTTCGCCACCATGTACGGGATTTCCGTTGCTATCAGTATAGAATAGCGGAGTACCAAATGTATCGCTTAAATCTCTTTGGCTAGTAATTAACCAAACTTTTCCAGCATTCGCTGCTGTTGTACCTTGGGCAACTCCTGTGCCCGATGCGTTGCTCTTATCCTGTGCGGTGGCAACGAAAATTGCTGGTGTGGTGCTCGGAGCAGCCGGAGTATAAAAACTCTCATCAATTACACTAACTGATACACCTGGTGAACCTAATGTTGTGGCCATTGTGTTAATCTCCTAAATGGATCTACTTGCTTTTATTTAGCATGTAAACCAAAAATTTCAGGGTTAAATACACACGAAAAGGGCATAAAAAGGGCAGTATGAGAAAGCTTTGCAACAAATGTAATAAACGACCTGTTGCTATTAACTATTATAAGAAGGGAAAAGCCTTCTATAGATCCAAATGCGATCATTGTGCTAGAGGTCTACAAGAAGAAAGACCCCTTTGGTCTTTTACAAATTACAAAAAGAAATCAGCTTGTGATCGATGCGGAATGAAATCACCACATCAAGAAATATTCAATGTATTTCATATTGATGGAAACCTAACCAATTGCAGACACAGTAATCTTAAAACTGTGTGTGCTAACTGTCAGCGAGTATTACACAAAGAAGGTGTAAAATGGAAACAGGGAGATTTGACTGCTGATTTTTAGATTTCGTCTAAGGCAATTCTTCTAACAAAATCAACAGGTTCGTATTCTGTAATTAATTCGTCAACTTGTTTATAAAGATCTTCTAAAGATCCGTTATTATCAAATATTGCATTAAATTTAACAGGACCAACCCAAGCCCATTCGCTAGGATGTATATTGGGATATTTTTGTTCCATTAATTCTTCGGCATCCTGCAACATCCAAAGATCATCTTCGTCAGTGGTATTTTCTCTCAATGCAGTATGATACCATTCGGGTAGTTCTCCACGCTTAACCCAAATAACAACTCCACCTTGTTTTTTAATGCTTTTAATTTCGTTGGGGAAGCGACAATCACTAATAACAATATTGTCTTTTTTATCTCGCAACTTGCTTTCTAAGCTAGCAATCCATATATCATTATGAAATGCTTTTCGACACACATCAGTACCCCATTGCTGCAATACCCATCTAGGAGTAAGATGTGGAATGTTCAGTCTTTCCGACCACCATGGGTCGACTTGTTCTCGCCATTCTCGACTTTCCGGTGTCAATCCTTCTAACCACTCTCTATTCCAGCCGAATACATTGGCAACAGCATCTTTGAGTGTGCCGGCATAACTTTCGCGAACGAAGCCGTGTTTATTAACCAAATATTCTGCTACGGTGTCTTTACCCGAGCCAATCCAACCACAAATACCTATAATCATAGGCATATTTTATAAAACTTAACAGTAAATGTCAACCGATTACGAATGTAAGGGGGGTGCCGCCTTCCTTGTAGTTTATTAGATCATTTTCTAATATTTCCATTTCGGCTTTACCTTCATTTTTTAAAGCAGTACCGTTGAGTTGTGTACCACCCTGAGGACTGGCGATTGTACCAAACTTTTCTCTTGCCTCACCTAGCATGACCTTTGCTGTTGCTAGAGCATAATCTTTCAACCATTGACCGGCTTGCGGATCTTGTAAAAGATTAAAATCCGGTCTGTAGTTATACAACCATAATAATACTTCTTCATTGGCACGAGGTCGTTGCATCAAGGTTAATAGTTTAGTTGTTTTGTTATAGGTAAAGTTAATTTCGCTACCAAACATTTTACCCACCTGTTTCTGATAGCTAGCAAAAGCGTAATAAGTTGCTAAACCGCCCATATTGGTACTAGCTAGCAAATAGGTATTTGAATAAGCTAGATTAAAAGGTTCAAATAAACTTCCGCCATCGCCGCCGCCCGTTCTAGAACCTACTGTGCGACGAAATATCTGGCGAACATTCATAACTTCATCTGGCAGTACATAATCATTTTGATCAACTTCGGTAGTTAAAAACCCAAAGCTTTCTTCAGTTGAATTACTACTACGCTGTCTAAACTTTGCTAAAGAACGATCTATTGCGGTATTATAATGTATAGGATCTAGCTCTACATCTACCATGCCGTCGCCTAGCATTGCTTTAATATAATCAATTACTTTTTGTCGTTCATTTAGTACGTCGCTCATATCCATATTTAGCCGATAAATACACGACTATGCCACGACTGTCCTTGTATAAACCAGAAAAAGGTGCAGATTTTCGCTTTTTAGATCGCGTTATCAACGAAGAATTTCAAGTTGGTGGCACCGATATTTTTGTTCACAAATATCTAGGGCCTACACCCCCAGAAGAAGGCGCAGCTTCTCCTGCACAACCCGATTCATCTGGATTAGAGATACCAGAACTAGGTATACAAGATCTAGTGTTTATGGAGAACAGAGACAGAAAATACGAACCCGATGTTTATGTGATGCGTGGAATCTATCAAATGCAGGATTTAGATTTCAATCTAAGTCAGTTTGGGTTGTTTTTGAATAACGATACCATTCTAATGCACTTCCATTTAAGAAATTGTGTTGATACATTGGGTAGAAAAATTATGGCAGGCGATGTTTTAGAATTGCCGCATCTTAAAGACGAATATGCCTTAGATACTAGCTTGGTTGCATTAAAGAGATTTTATGTGGTGCAAGATGTCGTTCGTCCAACAAACGGATTCAGTCCTACTTGGTACCCACATTTGGTAAGAGCAAAATGTGTACCATTAGTAGACAGTCAAGAATTTAAGGAAATATTAGATGCCGACAGCGGGGCAGGAGACGGTAGTACTTTAAGAGATCTATTGAGTACCTATCAATCTAGCATCGACAGAAATAACCAAGTTATTGCGCAGGCCGACCTAGATGCACCTGAAAGCGGATATGTTCAAAACCACTTATTTGTTTTACCAACAAAAGATTCTGGTCTGATAGATACTAACGATGCAAGTAATGATATCGCAGACGCTAGTACAGAAAATGCTGCACTAGATGCCAGCGTTGTTTTAAAGAGTCCGAAAAAAAATATCTATGTTAAGTATCTAGCTGACGATGCTACTCCGCCTAATGGAGCTCCGTATAGTTTCGGTATTACATTTCCAAATAGACCTGTTGAAGGGGAGTTCTTCCTTCGAACAGATTATCTACCGAACAGATTGTATCGTTATGATGGAAAGCGTTGGGTCAAGTTTGAAGAAAATGTTAGAATGACTCTTAATAATTTTGGTAATGAGGATGTTGCTAGCGGACAATTTGCCGGTGAGGCTGTAAGAAAAACTCAAAAGACTACCTTTATTAATAATGTTAATACCGCTACCATCAACGGTGAAGTTGTTCAAGAGAAGCAGGCATTGAGTAAAGTATTAAAACCAAGGGCAGATAACTAATGTACATCTATAAATTCACTCACGCGGAGTCTGGTAGATGTTACATAGGTCAAACTATCCAATTACCAGTAAAAAGAAAATGGGAACATATCTGCGATACTAGAGATTCAGAAAAAACTTATCATTTCCATAATGCTTTAAAAAAATACGGCGTTGAATCGTTTATCTTTGAAGTGATCGATTCTGCTTCATCTTTAGAAGAATTAAACAGATTAGAAGAGTTTTATATCAATAAATTTGACAGTATCCAAAACGGTTTTAATATTCGCCAGGGCGGAAATAATAAAATACATAATGCTGAAAGCATAAAAAGAATGAGTGAATCCCAGAAAGCAGCACACGCAAGGCGCCGTGCCGAAGGCAGAGACGGTGGGTGGATTAGGCGAGATGGTGGTGCTATGAAGGGCAAAAGTCATCCTAATAAAGGAGGCACCTCGTTAAATAAAGGAAAGAAAAAAGGCTTAACCTGGGAACAAATTTACGGTGTCGAAGGGGCAGCTATTCGTCGACAAAAACTTAAAGAAAGACCTTTAAGGAGTAGGGGAGGGTAAGAAGTGGATTTTTTTATGATGCGCAGGTAAAAAGATACCTGACACAATTTATGAGAGTGATGAGTAACTTTGCCTATAAAGATGGCAAAGGTCAACTTACTCGCGTTCCTGTTGTTTACGGGGATATGAATAGACAGGTAGCGCAAATTGTTAAAAAGAATTCCGAAAATACAATTCCAAGTGCACCATTTATTGCCTGTTATATTAAAGACCTCCAATTTGATCAAAGTAGAATGCAAGATCCGACATTTGTCAGCAAAGTACAAGTGAGAGAAA